TGCTACTGTGGCATGGCTGGCACCGACTTGACGGGCTAGCTCACTATATGACCAGCCCTTTTGATTGCGAAACGTGTCTAATATCATGCGTAATCGTCTACATGACTTGACGTGATCCGTAAAGTACCTTATCTAAATAATCTGTCTTTAACGGATACGGACAAGGTGGTACATTATGGGAATGGCAAACAATTTAGCAAAACAGATTGCGCGTAGTGGGTTGACCAATAAAGAAGTTGGTAAGCTGGCTGGAGGTTGGACGCCCGAAACGGTGTCACGCCATATCTCGGGAAACATCAATATGACTTTGAGCCACGCAGAAGATTATGCGCGTGTGCTTAATTGCTCTCCTTACGATATAATGTTTGAAGCCGCACCGATGCCAATCATAGGCAAATGTCACCTTGATAAAGATGGGCAAGTTCAGAGAGAATGGAGCGGTACATATTATGGTCAAGTTTACAGCCATACATATAGACCAGCCACCACCGGTATAGTCCATTGGACTGTAGACAACAGGTATACCGGACCTTGGAACTATTGGAACAAAGCGCTTGAGTCTGTTTTATTAGACCCCATCAACGAAAAGATTGTCCACCCAGAAGCGCACGGCCATGAAGCTTATGCGCTGCTTGAAAAAGAAGTTGATTTAGGCGGTAAAAAAACACGCCTGATGGCTGGTGTTTTATATCCTGAGCCTGGTGGCCTTTATACCATTCATAATGGTGACGTAAACCGCACACTGCGCTCGCAAAAACTCGTATGAGCAACGCCAGTTTTATCGATGATTATGCGACCTGATTTGCGTGGTTTGGAAATAATATTCGATAAGTAGCTTGACGTGATACGTCGGTTAATGATACGCCTTATCCTTACACAGTTGAGGATAGGGTGTTATGATAAGAGACGTACCGGCGTGGGCATCGCGCCACAATGTAATCACACACAGCAATCAGAGATCAAAAGACAGGGCTAAAAACCTGTTTGAAAAGACGCACGTCCGGCCCTTGATTGATAAAGCCTACGACACGCTGGGCGATAAAACTGCTTCAGACAAAGACAAGCTTTTAGCCAAAGACACACTGCACAGATTGAAAGACGGACGCGGTAGCGCCAACATGGCAAGCGGCTCAGCCGTACAGACCACATCTGATCTGCGCTGTGTCATGGATAGCGAGGGCAAAACCCTGGACATGGCTGAGGCAACTCATGCCGGCATCGAACAGCTGCAATCATACAAACCCGTCGATGAGCTGGATCAAGCTAAAAAAGAAAAGTATCTAGAAGAGCTGCCGCTTGTAGCTGAACACGCGGTGATGGGCTTGCAAGAAGCTATGGCAAGCGACAACCGCATCCTGGGCGAGATAGAGCTGCTTGATACCTTCCCCGGCCTTGCCCTGCCCTATCACACAAAGCCTGACTATAACCGGCGCGGTGATCTTAAAACAAAATGGTCACGGCCAAGTGCCAGGTCAAAGTCTGGCTGGCAAGCCGGCAGTCTGCCGAGCTCGCTGACTGGTATGTTCGATATGAACAATGTGTTTCAGTGTGCCGGCTTTTGGCAGCTGAACGGTCACCAGCCGCCATTCCTGGTCTATGCCAACGCCACTGATTATAAGATCTTTACGCCAGAAAACGCGCCTGAGCTGCGTAATGATTTTCTTAGCGACATCATTCGCGACACAACGCAATACCACAAAACAACTGAGAATATGCTTCGCATGGCAACCAATAAAGAAGAGCTGCTGAGCTTAGTATCGCCGGACTGGACTGCAATCTACTGGTCCGAACCCGAAACCTACTTGGCAGAAGCCAGAAAAATATGGGGTATCACATGACAATGAAAGACTGGATTCGCGAAATATTCGCCACAGTTTTGTTCATCACCTTGATGGCAATGGTGTGGTTTATGCTCGTTATTTTGTTTCCTGACCCAACGCTTTGGAGTCCGGCATGATGACACAATCAGAGCTCAATTTTGACCGGCCACCGCTGGTTCACAAAAACGCCAAAGATACTGAGCGGCTCGCTGCTGAGTTTATTGCACCAAAGGTAACGGGACTACGGCTGAAAACCTTGCAAAGCCTCGCCGCAGCCCCGTCTGGCCTGTCAAGCAGTCAGGTTGTCCAGAAAGTGAACGCTTACGAGTACAGCGTCAAGCCTCGATTAACAGAGCTGCAAAACATGGGGCTGGTTGTTGATAGCGGTGAGCGCGAAACAAATCTGCGTAACCGGCAAGAAGTTGTCTGGCAAATCACGCCAGCTGGGACTGAGTTTTTGAGGGGAAATGATGGAAACTAAAGACATAAACGCCGCTATAGCTAACGCTATGACTAAAATAAAAATGCTCGGCAAAGGTGAGAAAAACACCCACCAAAACTATAACTTTGCAAGCATTGATGATTTTTTGGAAATGTGCCGGCCAATCTGCGCTGGAGAGGGTTTGCACATAAACCCAAACTGTGTGTCGATGGATACATTCCCGGTCAATAACAAAACATGGGCGACATTTACATTTAATATTACAATGTGCCATTCGTCCGGCCAGCAAACGGAGCCGGCTGGGAGCATGGTCAGCTTGCCGTTAACTGGCGCACAAACATCCGGGGCGGCACAATCTTACGCAGTCAAACAATATCTGCGCGGTTTGTTGCTTATTGCAACCGGCGACAACGACGATGCTGATTTTTTGCCACAAGTAGAAGGTGGGATCGAAACTAAGGCAACCCCTGCCCCAGCAGCTGCGCCTGAGCCAAAAACTACAACACCATCACCACCACCGCCAGCCAATGCTGACGTTGATTGGAGCAAGTGGGTCAACGACCAAATGAATCAGATCAAAGACGCTAACAAGATCAAGCTTTTGATGTGGTCAAAGAAAACGCAGAAGCAGCGTGAAGACCTTAAAGAAGCTGACCGCGAGTTAAGCGCAACGCTAGGTGATTTTTATCAACAAAAATATGACGAACAAAACACGGGAGAAAGATGATGCCGGGATTTAGCCGAGGCAAGTTCAAATTGCGTAATGACATTCCAATGATTGATGACGACGGCAACCCACATGAATATCGCGCCGTTGCCTTTATTCAGTACAGAACCGAATGGGATGAAGCAGCTGGCAAGTTTACGCCAATGACAGATGAGCAAAAAGAAATGTGTACTGAGCTGCAAAACATGATGTTTGAAGCCGGTGTTGAGCTTGGCATAAGCCTGACCAGGCGCATACCTAATGAAAAAGATGTTCGCACATTCCCGAAAGTAGCGACCTTTTCGCTACTTGCAAACGACCCAGCTGGTTACCAGGGTGGCAACAATGGATGATAAAAACCTTATGACGCTGCCAGAAGCAGCAATCTATCTTTTCAATGACAAAAGCCCAGCTGCGTACAAACGAGCCAAGCGCCTCATTGAAAATTCTGGCGTCGAAACTTTCCGTTCCGGCAAGGCAATATATGTCAGCCGTTCAACTCTCGACGATCAATTTAAGATCAGACAAGTGCATCCAAATGCGTGATTCAGCTGATATGACTGTGGAAGAGTTTAAGCTTGAACTCAGGCGCCTATGGGAAAAAACAATATATGTGGAGCCCTTAGTCAAAACTCGCGAGAACGCAAAACGCACTCGCACTTATATAAATTCCAGACCTGGTAAAAAACCCCCGCGTTATACCTTAGTTAACGCGAGGGTCGTTAATGAGATCAAGATCAGGTTGTGATTAGAACGCCTCCGCTATGCCGTCAGCAATCTTATCGTCGCGCTCTTTATCGTCGAGCCAGTGGCCGTAAACATCGCTAGTTGTGCTGATGCTGGCGTGGCCCATCAGGTTAGTGATTGTCCACCAATCAGCGCCAAACTTTTGCAACAGCCGGCTGGCATAGTAGTGACGCAAATCATGCCACCTGATGCGGTCAACGCCGGCTTCCTTACACGCCTTGCCAATAACCTTAGCAAAAACATTTGTGCCGAGCGGGTCACCGAATCTGCCGGTAAAAACTAGCGCGTCATCAGCTGGTCTGCCGAGCAACAAATAGAGCTCTTGCAATGACTGTTTGACGTCCGGGTGCAGCGGCACCTTGCGCTTGCCGCGCTTGGTTTTAGGATCACCTATGTCACTGCTGTTATGCTTGACCGCCTTGTTGACATAAACATAACCAGGCTTGCCCCAGTCAATGTCAGCCCACACAAGCGCGCGCAGCTCGCCCTGGCGTAGACCAGTAGTTGCAGCAAACCTAGCGCGCAAAGCCCAGTGAACCGGCATTGCATCGATAATTGCGTTGATCACGTCAGGCTGTATCTGCTTGATCTGTTTTGCTGGCTTGGCTTTGTCGCCCTTGCCTTTAACGTCAGTCATTGGATTGCTGTTGCGGCAACCAGCATCAATAGAGTAGCTCATAAAGTATCTGAGCGAGCCGAGGATATTATCGACAGTCTTTTTAGCTCGACCGACCCGCAGTTGCTCAACGATCTGCAACCGCATATGCCCGGTTGTAAGATCACGCACCTTGCTTTGCCCGACAGGTTTACCGTCAAGAATAAGACCGACAAACAATTTTGCATCGCGCTCTTTTTCTGACTTTGATGACGTGGTCATGTCACCCTTGTCATGCTGGCTTGTGATGTGGGTTATGAAATTGCGGTACAGCATATCAAAGTCCCAATCCCACGCAGCTGCTGTGCTCGGTGTCAACTCTGCGTTGATCTTATCGACGTGACGCTCAGCCTCTAGCCTTGTGTAAAAAAACTCACGCTTGCCGTTAGCAACAATAGACCTGGTGTCTACACAAAACCCAGCTTTGCCTAACTTCTCACGCGACTTGTATTTTTTAATTTCTATGTCCATTATTGCCACCCTTGTTTTTTGTTAATGAGTGTGCTTTCTAAAACCTTGAGTTGTGCGAGCTGATCGACTGACAAATTATTTTGCCTGTCCAATGCCTGTCGTATTTTATTTAGCTCACTTGCAATAATTTCAGCGCTGAGCCACACGCGGTTGCAGTGTATTTCTGCTTCGCGAATAATTTTGTCTATCTTAACCATGGTCTATCTCCTTTTCTTGACCTTACACTACTTACATAGTGACGTATTCCGTCAAGTTCAAGGGATAATCCCGTTACTCTCGCGACTTTTTACGTTGTCTTTGGCACCAGCTTGGCACCCAGACAAAAAAATAAACCACCAAAAGCTAGTGCTTTCAGTGGCTTAACACCATACAAAATGGTGAGCGCGACAGGATTCGAACCTGAAAAAAAGCGTCTTGCTATATCCTCAAGTGATATATCACAGACACTTACGGGTCAACCTTAATCCACCATAACCCCCCTGCACCCATGTGGTCTGGCACCGGCTTGGCACCAGCGGGTGCCAAGAGCTTTGGCACCGGGCTATGCTTTTTTCTTTTTCTTTTTGGGGAAGCCGGCCTTCATATTGGCGTAGGCTTTAGGGGTAATTGTGCTTTTCTTTTTGCTGCGGCTGATGCCTTTTTTCTTACGAGCATTTATATTGGCGTAGAGCCCTGGACGTTTAGCCATGTCACTTACCTTTCTTTTTAGACTTCATAATTTTCTTTTTCAAAAATGCCGGCAGCGTTTTTTGTTTGGCTGTTAGCTTTTTCTTGGCGCCCATTTTTTTCATACCTTTTCCGTAATGCCCTGGCATTGATCAGTCTCCTTTGGTTAGCATTTCCATCTGCGCCTTGCGGCCTTGCCTCTTGGCCCCGTCCAGCTCTTGGATCTGGCACAAAAGCTCTTGCGCCTTTTTGCAGCTTTGCTGCCCGGCTTTACTTTGCCCGTGACCGGCGCTTTCAAATTACTGCCGGTAGCTTTGTTATACTTTGCCCTGCCCTTTGCAGTGAGCCCACCGCCCTGCTTGACCGAGCGCTTTTCACCACGACCGACAGAAAGATTTACCGATTTCTTTTTTCGTTTAGCCACGGCAGAGCTCTACAGCTTGGTGCAGTGTTTCTTCGTTGCGCCTAGTCCAACCTTTGCCAAAATGGTCAAAAGTTTTGAGGCGCTCATAAAAAGCCTGACGCCGGCTGAACATATCGGTAATCAGCTGCTCTGTGTCGTGCTCATCAACAGCGGCTAATGTTTGCGGTCCAATACCGCCATCAGCTGTAACGGCAATGATCTTTTGCAGCGTCCGAGCTGACCGACCGACGCCGGAGTTAACAGCCCAATCGAACACCGACCAATCAAGGCCAGCTGGCAGCTTGTCACCGGCAACGCGATTCCAATATTCCTCACGATAAATTTGCTCGACGTGATTTTGTGGAATATTACGCATCATCTCTTCGGTCATTTCAGCATCAACGTCCATTGTATCGGCCAGCCATTGGCTATAGACGCGCGCTGTGATGCCCTTGTTGGTCATGCCGCCAGGGTCGTTGGGGTGATCAACAAAGCCGCCCTCATGAGCCAGCAGCCAGGTAAGGCACTGGTCAAAATTCTGTTTCATTATTTTTTCCTGTTAATCAGCTGCAAGCCCTGCTTGCCAAAGCGATAACCAAAAGAGCTGCCAATCACGATATAAAGCATATTGTGAAACCATTGCGGGGTGTGCTGGTCTAGGAACACAAAGCCGTTTTTGACGTATTCTTGCGTCCAAGGCAAAAAGCAGCCGGTCAAAACCAACACAAACCAAATTGTCCAGATTTCATCTTTGATGCTATCGCCCATGTGGTCTGTCAGCCGCTGTTCCATCAGCATCTGACTTGTGGCCTCAGTCTCGTAAACCTTTGCCTCTGCTTTTTTCATCGCGACTTTGGCTTGGGTTTCCGCAAGCTGTTTGTCAGCTCGGCCTTGCAGCCAGCCACCAGCCAGATTTGCAATAGGCCCAATTAATTGTGCAATCATTTTGTTAACATCCCCCCAGGCAAATACCGGCATTTGTATCTGACAGGCTTGTGTGATTTCATGTATTGGTTAACGTCGCCAGCCATCTCAAGCGCTCTGCGCTTGCAGCTCAACTCAGTCTCAAACCATTGTTGGCTTTCCAGGATTACGCACTGGTCCATTTTTGCAATGAAGCAAACGGTGACTAATGCTTGCCACATCAGTCCTTCGTTGTCCTTGCTTCCTTGCCAAGATAGATGCCGTAAACGCCTGTCATCACGCCCATTATGACGCTGACAAAAGCAGATTGCTGTGTGGTTGGCGCTTCTAAATCCATGAACCATTCTGCGCATCGCCAGCTCATAGCGACGGACGCAATCATTGTTAGCTTTGCTGTAACATTAAACTTTAAATATTTGTTGAACCAATCAGTCATTATGCAACCATCCGTTGTGCTGACGCGACCGTGACTAATAAAGCGACAAATAACGCAATCGCAATTCCGATAATAGAGGCGACAATCGCTGCTGTTTTAATCGCTTCCTCAGTTTCTTGAGCCCTACGAATCTTCTCACGACGCGCCGCCGCCTGAGCTTCCTTAATCTCACGTTCTCGCCTTGCCTTTTCTGCGACGATTTCTTCCCAAGCCCCAATCCCAAACCTGGCGGTGATTAATGTGCGAACCTCGTGCATCATTTCTTGTTGAAGGCGGCGGTCTATGACATTCGACGCCACATCTTTGAAACCGTCCAGGCTACCAACGGATGCGTTTTTGTTATGCTGTTCGTTACACTCTTTGTCGGCTTTCCAAATTGCCTCTAGGAAGTGGCCTACGTCTTTCACGTCATTGGCTGTATTGATCGCTGACTTCAAACCCGAGACAGCAGTTTTTAACAACGCGAACCCCGTTAGCGCAGCAGAAATAGGCTCCATGATGTTTCTCGATTTTTTTAGAGTGCGTCAGGCCAAGCGTTGATTGGCGCAGGGTCACCAGTTGGCTTGCCATCGCTGTCAACAGGTGTATCGTAAAGTGCCATAAATGCAGCGAGGTCAGAAGCGTTGGTAATGCTTGTTTCGATTGTTGCACAAGCCGTTCTGACTGCATCCCGATAGGTCGTAATAGAACTAGGTATAGCTGTAGATTTTTCGCTTTTGCGTGTAACATACCAATCGTATGGTGCAAGCTGCCCAGCCGCTTGAGCTTTCGCTGTTTCAATGGCTAAAGTTTTTAAACCTTTAGTCACAAGCTGATTACCGTCAATGTCAAGGATTGGTTTGTCATCTTCATCCACTGCATTTACATCTGTCAGTGAGCGAGGGATTAGCTCACCATCAGAATCACGCCCCCAATAAAACCTGTTATCGTGTGCGGCTACTTCATCTTCCCATGTAAGACCAATCGCAGCTTTTTCATCTGCGCTTAGATTATTCCACACAGCAGGGTATTGTGTGCCGTCATTATCGACCCACGCTTTACCGACTCTGATTATTCTGCCTGAGTACTTCCACGGCATCTTAGTTTCTCCTATCGTGCATTAGCAAATTTGAATGGCTGGTCAGCAAAGGCGAGGTAGATATACGACCCAGAACTATTGTTTTCAGAATAATTGCGACGAAACTTAAAGCCGTTTGAAAGAAAATCTATGTCTGAAGAATTGCTTTGCTCTGCGTTATTGAGGTTTGCAAACAATTCCGAACCCATAACATTTGTTGTATCTCTTGTTTTATCATAGATTGCCCAATTACCAGTGCTGTCTGTGCGCTTTACCATAAGCCATGAAACAGCCATACCTGTGAAAACAAACGTGCCATCTGCATTTCCGTTTCCAACGTAGGTGCCGACCTTTGAGTAACCTAAGACTGAGTGAAACGCATAACAGATGTAAGTGCCACTATTGGCATTTAACAGACTGCTACTTGCATCGATTGTTATTGTGGTGCTGCCCGGGTTAATAAAAGCAGAACCGTAACTTGCTTCTGCACCAGTATCATCCAGATTTAGGTAGTGCGATGTACTGCTTAAACCTGTGTGGTACACAGCCCATTGAGCAGCACTATCTCTGCGTTTTATCCAAACCATTTCGGGTTGACTAGATAGACCATGAGCAAATGCAGTGTTGGATGAACCAGTATAACTCATAATACTAAATCCGGCCTTTGTATTTACCTGACCAGAACTGTCAATCGTGCCAACGCCTGTCGCACTTGCATCGTTGCTAAACGCTGTGCCAGCAAGCCAATTCCAAGCGGCATAAGCTTGACTGCCTTGATTTTCAGAATATGAGCCAGTTGCAGTAACAAATTGAAGAGAAAATCCATCGGAATCTAAAGAAGTAATGTCTGAAGTTCTTTCAGCGGCAGTTGAATCAGAAGCCAGTGATAAGGTGGCTCCACGCACAGAATCCACCAATGCGTGAGAGTACGTTGTTCCTCTATTTTTAACCCAAAGCCAATCTGGACTGAAACCAACGCCTGTAATGCTTTGTGTTCCAGCATTGCCAGTATAAAGCACCGTATTAAAATGCTCAGTGCCATCAATAATATCTGCGTCTGGCAAATTCTGCGAACACAGAGCAAGGAACCCACTTGGCGGCGCATACTGAAATGAGCCGTGACCGTTACCATCAGCGTTGGAGTTGGCTGTAGATTTTGCACCAGAAAACGAACTGTCTTGTCCAAAGTTTACTGCAAGTTTACCGTAATCTGCATTGTATGAGAGAAGAAGCGGAGTTATCTCTGTGCCAGCAGTCATTCCTATAGTGCCAGACGCTTCAGAAGAATTATTTTTATAAATAGTAAATGTATTGTCATCTAAGTTTACAGCAAAACCAATAATGTCACCAACGCTTGTTATAGCCCCCGCTGAACCGCTGGTATAACTACCACTAAAATTTTTGAAATATCCGCTATCAGTATAAACAACACCGTCAGTTACAGAACTATGAGCAGTTGTGCTGTTAAAAGCAGTTGATAGACCAAATCCACCAGCATTATATGCAGTGCTTGTTGACCTTGAACCGTAAGGCGCACTTAAAACACAATATTCCCAATACCATTTTCCTGATGAGATACCGTGTGTGGCATTGGAACGCCTCCACGCACCAGCACCAATATATCTTGTGTTACCCTCACTGTACGTTCCTGCCGTTGTAGTCAAAGGATTAAGCACAGTAAAGTTATTCGTTGGAACATCAGGCACACTATCCCGATAATCTAAATTTACTGGTGTAAAGTGATTGCCGTTACTTGTCACATCTTTGAAGAAAGCTGCTTCTCTTGTGTCAGCAAATGCAAAGTATACTACTGTTGCACCATTATCTGATAGATAACCATTGTCATTAAAGGTATTACCGCTAAAATTCATTTGGGCATTTGTAGTTTCAACTGCACTACTGTTTGCCGCAAGCATTTGAAGATTTCTACTTTGACGAGTATTGTCAAAAATACCCCAAGTACTACCATTTGTTCTTACAAGCATAACCCATGCTGGGGCAAACCCAACATCAATTGCTTGCGAACCACCATTTCCAGTAAAGCTACCAAACGCACTGTATCCAGAAATTTCTGCCCAGCAATACGCTACAAGGTTTGTCCCATTCGAACCCAATGCAGAACCAAAAGTAAACACAGTGCTCGTTGGATCTGCCCCAAAAACAGTGCCACTCCCATTAGTTCTTTTTGCACTACTGTCAAATTGAAAATAATCATTTGCCCAATTAAAGCCAGTATGCGTATGACCAATCACCCAAGCTCCACTACCCCGACTCTTAATTATAATCCACTTTGGTGCTGCGCCTAATCCATGTGCAACTGTTTGGCTATCACTACCATTGCTCGTAAACGTAACTATACTAAAGCCTTTTGCTGTATCTGCTGACAACCTAGTTGCAGCTGTTGAACCAGCTAATGCAGAACCAAGATTAGACCCATCTATTTTAACAGAACCCGCTGTTGGGGTTGCCCCTGCACCAGCACTGTTGTCTGCTGTTGGTGTGCCGCCAGCTTCCCAACACCAAGCAACATGGCCCTCACCATTTCTATTAATGTCATTGCCGCCGCCCATCGTCCAGCCATCAGCATCGTGGGTCTGCACACCATAAGTTCCGCTGTCCTGATCTGCATCAGTTGAAGACGTTTCTAACCATAGTTGATTGCCTCTAACATAATCAAAAACAACAGGATAAGTCGTTGTGTCTCGATTTTTTATCCAAATAAACGCTGGCTTAAAACCAACACCAGATATGCTTTGGCCTGTTGTCCCACTGCCATTGTTTCCTCTATATGTAACAGTATTGAACCCCTCAGAAACCACATCATCCTTGAAAGTTAGGTGAAAACCATTGGTTCCGAATGTCAGGCTGCTAGTATCTTTTGGTATCCAGATGCCGTTCTTAGTCTCGCCAAAGCTGGCGGCAGTTAAGGCTGTGCCATCGATAAAATTTACTTCTGCCAGATAACCATCTAAGTGATAGTCTGACCCATCGTATGTAGAAATTTCATGTTGATTTGTTCGATTAAAACCACTCGTTGCACTTTGAGAGGGATAATTTGCAGTGGAAAAACCACCACCACCATTTGCTGTGTCTGCTTGATCAACACCATTGACGTAAATTTTAACTCGATTTGTAGATGTTGAATCACCACTGTTAAACACAACAACAATATTATACCAAGCTGACGTATCTCTAAAAACCATATTGGTCAAAAATTGATTTGTATTAGCCGCCTCAAGTTCTACTTTTAGTGTGTCGTTGTTCATAAAAAGGATTTGTGAACGCTCACCAGACCCCGGATACTCATGGAAAATTTCTTGGTAAGAACCCAGAACTGAACGCTTAAACCAAAAACTAAAAGTAAAAGTTGTGAGATTACCTTGACTCGCTGGCGTCCATTTTAAGTAAGGACTATCCGCATCATTGAACTTTAAAGATTGATCAAGCGTATGGCTGTAAAAGCCTGTGCTTACTTCACCTGCGCCTTGTGCTTTAATTAGAGACATGTGTAATCCTTATGTCAAAGCAGCCGATGCAGACACTAAGATACTGTTGCTGCCACTTGCTGCACTGCAATAATAAGCTAAATGATATGTGCCTGTGGCTGAAATAGCCGTTAGTGAATCTGCGCTTATGGCAACGTCAGCATGGGCTGCAATCGTGTGGTTGCCGCCATTGACAAACATAATGTTACCGCTTTGTCCTGCCGCTGCGTTTGTAAACGTCAGCGTCAAACCGCCAGCCGTTGTGCATTTGAAATCGTTGCCTACAGCCAAATCAAAGCTGCCATCATTGTCTGTAGTTACATGACCCACGGCTCTGCCGCTAACGCCCACATCATTATTGAGTGTGAATATGCTTGTGCCTGTTGCAATAGAAGCAACCGTAGTGTCAGCATCATTTTTAATTGTAACGTCTGATGTAGAGCCTTGCCCTGTTAGGATAAGCCCCTCTGCCGCAGTATAACCGATTGCAGCGTTGTCACCGCTAGATGTGTCGGCACTTGGTTCAAAAGTCGTAGCAGCAACCACACCAGTAAAGGTCGCGCCAGCCGTACCAACTAAGGTTTGATCGCCCCCTGCTGGCAAGGTAAGCACGTTTGTCACAGATGCGCTGTGAGGCTGTGCTTTGACTGTTTGACCATGTGTATTGTTTTCACAATTGAAAACGATTGTGCCTGGATTTGTGTTGCCTCGGACAACAACCGTGCCAGTGCCATTTGGCGCAAGATCTATGGTAGCATTGGATGTGGTCACAATATCCTGACCATTCATATCAAGATCGCCACCAAGCTGCGGCGTTGTATCGCCAATCACATTTGTTAGTGACCCAGCACCATCTGCGCCGCTATAATTAAAATCAACACGGATGCCATCAGCGTTGCTAAACGAACCATTGGACGCCAGATGCCCGACAGGAACCTTGGTATACCCTGATGCGTTTGTGACTGCGCCTGTTACCTTAAACAGCGCAAAGGTAGCTGGTGTTCCTTCTTTCTCAATGGATATGATGCCTCTGGCTGTGGCATTGCTTATGTCGTCAAAGCTCTGCACAAATGTAGATATGGTTGCGCCATTGTCATCAACATCATCAAAGTACATTTCAGTCACAGATGCGATAGTGCCGTTGTTTAGTGCCAGTTTGCCAGCACCAGGATCGGCATCTGAGGTGCTGTTGCTGAAGGTTAGCTGCATACCAGCAGAGTTGCCTGTTGCGCCAGTGTTACCTGTCACAAGCCCAAAGGCCAAGGCAAGCGCACCAGATGACGCTGTAAAAGTTGCAGAAGCTGTGGGAGAGCCGCCAGCAGATACAGCCGACACAGATGCCGTAACAGTATCTACCTTGCCCTCAGTGACCGTTAAATCGCCGCTACCGTCAAAGCTCAGTAACTTGTTAGCTCTGTCGCTCGCTGAGGTTGTAAACTCAGAGGTTGCAATCACGTTTGTTTGTGACACTTTGAGAGATCTGCCTACCGCTTCGTCGAGCTGCTGAGTAATCATTGTCAGCCGGTCAAGCGCATCCTCATGTGATTCAGCTGGGAAGGGATCGTTTGCGACGTAGTCTGTGCCTTGAGTCAATGTAAGCTTGCGCAGAATAACAACCGTTTCGCCGGATGCCGGGATGTTGCCGCTGGTAAATGTCACGTTGCCGCCGCTGTCAGTGCCAGCTCCGCTAACGGTGTAGTGGGTCGTTAGGGTTTTTGTGGTTTCAACGCCAGCTGACGATCTGATAATTACCGTCAGGTCAGCATCTGCAAAGATCTTGAACCCGTAAGCAAACGCATCTGTGCTGCCGTTCCCAGAGTAACTGGCACGGTTCGTCGTGGTTGATACTGTCATTATTGTGCTCCTAAGCTTTTCAGTGCGTCACGCTGTGCCATAGTTTGCCGCAGCTCTTGATTGCCTGGTTGTGAAAGCAAAACCGGCAAGGCTGCGCGATAAAAACGAGCCTCTGCATTTCGTATTCTTTGAGCACGGCCATCATCGTCATCTGCTGTGTAAAACGGACTTGTCATCAAAACCTTAAGATAATCTCTAAACTGATATGCTGCCGGACCTTGCTGTTTCTTACCCTTCGGCGTCATAACTACCAATGGTAACGTAATTTGATTTTTGGCTATGTTAGCTAGCTCGCCTCTGTTGCGCTGGCTCAAGGTAACGCCCATAAACTTTGCTTTGTCGCGGCTTTCAGTAAGCGGCGCACCGAGCCTAATGAGTTCTCGGTGGTAGGGCTCAATGTCAGTACCGAATGACATTTTGAACGGCGTAACATTGCTCCAGATCGCAGCTATCGGATTTACATCGTGCCGCAAAGTGCGGGTTTTTTTGTTGCCTAACATATCGTATTGAAAGGCATAGTTTTCCTCTACCTTTTCGACGAACGGTATGTTCATAACTTGCTGTTCCCAACCCCAGGCAACTTGCTCGTAAAACAATTTTGACCAGCTGGCGTCTTGCCAATTTTTTACTGTCCCAACCAGACTGTAAGGAATTTTGCTATATGGGTTATCTGTGTTTTGGCTTTCTTCGTACAAAACCCTGACGTCATCTACAGTGTAATAGGAATAAGGCTGGTCAACTCTGCGCTTGGCATTGTCACCCGTTAGCTTTTCTACATTTCGGACAACCGAGCTAAACGGCATTGGAAAGACAATAGCTGTCCCGCCTAGAAACCCATTTGTAATCATGCTGGGGTCTTCATACTGGAACGCTTTGTAAATTGTTCCGATTCCCTGCAACATAGGCAGATCGCGGAAATACTCCATTGTCGCTAATGTTGAAGCACTAAAAAAGTTTAATCTGTCCTCTGGATCAACAAACATGGTCTGATGGCGCACAGTGCTTGCAGCTATGCCTACAAACGCACTGACCGGCTCTAGCCCCTGGTAACTGATATATGTCACTGGGCCATTGGGCAGACCTGTTTCTTTATTGTACAGCGGCAACGGATCGCCATCTTCGTCTACCGGGAACCCTTCGCCGCGAAAAACAAAACTGTATGGTTGCCAGTTAGGCGGCAACATTTTTTGCAACTGTTTATCAACCGGGTATGACCCAGTGATACGCCCGTTCATGGCAAGTTCATGAAACCCCATAAAGGTTGTGCTTGCCATTGCCATTCTGCCAAGAGCCCGGTCACGCGCTCGCGCTCCGTTTTTGCCCATTAATGTATCTCTGACTTTAGCTGAGCTAGGATTGACAGCCGCTATTGCTTGTACAAACGGATGGCCCTCTGCAACGATTTTAACAGTGTTTGACGGGGCTTTGGCAAAAGGCATAATTAACTTGCCCAACATATTGCCTCTAAAAGCGTTGGTAAATCTACCAACAACGCCGTCACCTAAATCGGTTGTCATTGTTGCATAACGACCAGCGGCATCCATTTCATCACTGGCATACTTTGGATCAAGCATTACCATCATGGCGTCGTCCATTGCTTCCGTATCGTTACGCCCCATGTTCTTTGATTTTCTATATGCGCGGATTGATTCCTCATACAACGCGCCTCTAGCTGCGATTGTTTTAAAAAAATCATCAGCAAACATTAATGCTCGACCAGGCAAGCGAATAACACGCCCCATATGGTCAACGGCTTTTCCTATGCTGTTGTTGTCAATGTTTAGCGTTTCTCTATCAATAGCGCGTAATGTAGCACCCTCAACTTTGTTAAGTGTGTCTGCCGGCGTCTCTTCTATAAAGGATTTTGATGCCACTGCCCACGCATCGCCAAATGATTGACCAAACCCGTAAACACGCGCAAACACATCTTCAAAATGTACACCGTCAGGGTCAACGTCTCGGCCAGCCAACCTAGCACCAGTGCGAAATGTTGCGCCAATACTTGCCGACATTAGGTCAGTTAGGACGTTGTAAGTCATAAATAACGGTGTCGCTAAACCGTTTTTTAAATGTGTTGGAAAGTAAGATAAAAGCCCGTTCATATAGACTTCCATCCACACATTCTCAACTTTTTGCGACCAGGCGCCGCTCACATATTTATTTGCATTTGCCTGACCACCTTCTGCCAAGGCTTCTAGATATCCTTTTGCCATTTTTTGCGTAAGGCCACGGCCACCGGCTTCTTTCAATATTCCGTCCATGACCTCAGCTGGCACTTGGGTTCCAACTGGTATTTTAAAAGCTTGCATGGCTCTCGCTATCTCAGTCTGCGCGCCTTTTGCTTTCATTTGGATGCCAGCATGAATAGACATTTGCCGTCTAAAATCAATCATCGCTTTGGGGCTAGCTAAACCGCTCTGTATTTGCACGGCCATTTCTTGCAGACGCTTGCCTGACTTTTGCAACAAAATGCGCAAAGCTGTCATTTCTTCAGCGTTTAAGGTAGCGCCCGACTGTTTGCGTAATATGCTTCTGGTAAAACCAACCTCATCAGCTAGCAGCTCGCCGGCGTTAGCTAGTGTTTCTTTATTTGTTACAATACCACGCTTTTGTGCCTCAGTTGGGTTTTTGATAATATCGGACATTGCGTTGACTACGCGATTAATGTCCTCGCCGCCTTCAAAATTATCAAAATTAAAATCAATGCCAGCCTCATCAACAAGACCTGGCTCTGTTGCCATGCGTATTAAATCACTGGCATCACCGGGATCAGCAATAGCAGATTCGCTTTTAGCTACGGGCTCCAACGGACTCATAGCCATTTGCGCTTTTTTCGTCACTTGCTCATTTGCAGCAAGCTCAGACTCTGCCGGCACAGTTTCAAACAAATCCGGCTGGTCAGCTATCTCACGTTTTGTGGGCGTCTGTATAGCAGCGCGCGCGTCATTACCTGTTGTAAAAAACCGCTCTCGGCCCTCTTCCGATAATGCGTCTGTTGCAAGCTTCTGCTGTGTTGCTTCGCGCGTTGTTCCTTCTGGCGCAATGCCCTCGGTGATAGGCTCAGCAACACGGCCAGCTGCAATAGGATCAGGACCGCGCACAGTTTTCGGGTCGCCGCCCTCTGCTTTTACTTGTGCTTGTTTTCGTTTTTGTTCTGCGAGCGCTTCAGCTTGCTTTGTCGCTTGATCTGCATCTAGTGCCTGACGCGCTGTGCCTGGTGCGGCTTTTGCCGCCCGTTGCAACAATTTACTTAGACCGCCAGCTAGCTGTATGCCCTCGTCTATTTGGGGCTGAGTGTCGGCGAATTGCCTCACGCCCCCGGTGCGTAGCGCACGGGCTGCTTGTTGTGCTGGTGTTGCCATGAAAACTCCAAAGAAAAAGGCGCCCCAAAAGGACGCCCACTTTATTTATATTTACTATAATTTAGATGCGTTGGCTACACAGTTTGTGGCTGTGTTGACTTTTTGTAAGATCCCGTAACGTATAAATCTTTGCTTGTTTGCCCAGATTTAGCCGCCGCTATCTGCCGGTTCAACTGTGCCACCATCCGGCTGTCCTTGCCGTATTTGGCTTCCATTTCGTCCCGCAACTGTTCCAAAGTCTTCATAACTTGTTGCTCCTACAACGTAATCAACGTCCGGGTTAGCATATACTTTAGTGTCGTAAAACACAACATCTGCATAAGTAACACCGTCTAAACTCAAAATCTCTTCCATTGCGTCAGCGTAGACTTGCTGTGCGTCTGACATTATGCCGGATAAATTTGGGTCGCCAGCCGTGCCAGCAAATTCTGGTATATATTGAAACCTAACCCCTACTAACCCTGCTGTTTCGTCTGTGCCGGCAGCTTGAACATCAACCCGATCAGCCTGTCTTGCATCTGTTATATAGGTAAACCCATCGATGTTTTCATCGCCTATCTTATATTTTTTGAGTATTTCTGTTACCTGTTGGGCAAAATCCACACCTTGTCTATCTCTAAAATAAATTTCACCACCAGGCCGTGCGTTTGCTGTGCCGGGGGCAACAACCTTAGAGATAAAGACAGCGTCTTGATTGTATTTCTTGCCAGCATCAATTAGGGCTTTTGTCATTTCTGTTGGGTCAAAATTTGTCTGCGTCACAACCTCAAAATTAAGGGAACGCTCAAGATCGCCCATAAACTCGCCATATGTGTTGTTGGCCTGGAACCCTATAACGCTATCATCGTCTTTTAACGGTGCGGTTAACTCAGATGCGAGCTGCGCTTGTTCAGGGTTTGTCGGGCGTAAGTTAGGTCGTTCCATAGAAACACCAGCAGTAAACCGCTCTGCTCTGCCTTCCAGGGTTGCCAGCTCGGTTTCAGCAGCAGCGATTTGCTCAGCTGTGCTGCCTTTTTTATTTATAACAGACCGTAATTGCGCTACACGACTGCGATTAGGAGAGCCGCCATAGACAGATTCAAGGTCAAGCGAGCCGCCCTCACCGGCTTTTGTTGTCCATCCGTTCTTTGTCCATTTTTCTTTTTCCATAAACCAGACGACTGCTTGCAAATCATCAGGTCCAATTTCACCTAGCTCAGGATTGACCTCTTTGATGATGCCGCTTGCATTGAGTTCAGCGGCTGCCTTAGAAAATACTTCTTGTCCAAAACCAAATTCTGCGCCTATTTGCGGATCGTCAAAGGTGGATTTTGTTAGATGTTTGCCAGATACTGCCTTTTCTGCTGGCGGTGGTATCCGTGGCAGACCAGCGGCATCGCGCAAATACCGTGCAGCCCACACATCAATAGTTGCCTCATTACCAAACCCAATTAAGTTGCCAGTAAAATTAACTGTTTTAGGCGCTTTGCCTGGTTTTATTTGCCGAAACATATTCAACAAAGCTTCTGTCGCAGCTGGGCTGTTGGTGTTAAACAACGCCTCAGATGCTTTTGTTATAAGCTTAAAAGGACTGTCCTCATCTTTGTGCAACCTATTTAATTCAGCGCTGCCCATTGGCTCACCAGAATCAATTCTTTTCTGATAGATTGCTATTTCTTCATCAAACTCGCCTCGCGTATATCTTCGCAAAACTTGCAACGCATTGTCATAATTTTGCTGCACATTAGTCTGTGCTGATGTTGCGCCTATAATATCTGCAAAAACATCTCCCAAACCGCCAAATTCTTTGCGTAGAGCCGTTCTCATTGATCGATACCAGTTAGCCTGGTTAATAATCTCTATCGCCGCCTGGTCGCCGTTTTTCGCCCTTTCTACAACAACGCCCACATCAGACACGGTGGTATCAACTAAGTTTTGTTGATGCGCTGCGCGTTGAGCTTTGCCGGCCTCACCTTTTAACTTTTCGCCTGGTGGATTGTGAAACGCATAAGCTGGCTGTTGCCAACGGATTTCTAGACCGCCGTCTTTATCTACTTTAAATGTTGGGTTAGAGCTTCCTGTTTGTACATTGATAGGCAACCAGCCATCTTCTGGGGCATATAAATTTTTAACTCGTTCCGCTTCAGCCACCACATCTTTTAACTGAACAGGTGTTTGACCTTCTTTTGGTTTTTGGTTCGCAATGTCTGTTTTTATAACATCGCGTTCAGCTTTTGTTAGCTTTAGTAATCGTTTTATAGGTGAGCCCTCGGCATCAGACGGTATCAAAGCTGACGCGCCAGTTGCTGTTGCAATCGTATTTGTTGCAGCTCGCAATGCAGCTGGGTTGTTTTTGATAGCGCGCAAGGTGCCAAGAATACCCTCGAAAGCGCCGCCTATCGCTGTGCCTTGTGCTGCTAGACCTAATCTGCTTTGCAAGCGCTCTGCCGCGCTGTCCTCTTCATCTGACTCAACAGCAAGAAAATCGACTGCTTGCGGTAAAATGCCTAAATCTATCAATGGTCGAATAAAACCGCCCTCGGCAGGGTCAAAATAACCGCCGTCAGCCACTGCTGATTTTAATATTGTTTTGCCTATAGATGCAGGGCCACCTATTGGTGTTGCCACCATGCCAGTACCAAACTGGATAAAATCTCTTACAAGACTACCCGCAAAACCCTCTGGCTCTGGCACCTCTGGCAATCGTGATGGCGGCACTGTGGCTTTTATCTGTTTGCCAACAAGTGCCATAGATGGGCCGAACGCACCTACCTCAATAAGATCAGACCCGGTGTCAATGGCTGATTGCGCGGCATCGCGCAAACCACCGCCTACAACTCGGTACAGTTCGTCCTTAGTTTGCTCGCCAGCTTGCTCTAGCTCGCTCATGGGCCTACCCATGATTTCCATTTCTGGCTCAGGCTTTTTTATGCTGCCCATCAAATAGCGAGATGTTTCAGCAACGTCATAAGCGTTTAACTGTTCAGTTTCGTTATCCACTAATTGCCTCTCAATGTCTTTTCATAATCTCTAATCGTTTGCGTAATACCAACAGCCACCATATCGCTAGGATTTGCCACTAGTTTTTGTTGTAAAAATATTTTAGCTTCCTCAATATTCTGAGGCAAACCGGGCATCAAAACTGATTGGCCTTGTAAATAAGACGTAATCGCTTCACTCATCAGCTCTTTATATTCAACTGCGTTGTCGGCATTAATCTCACGCGCTTTTGCAACGATTTGATTATAATTAGAACCAACGCCCTCTGTTTCCAGCCATGTAATCAATTCTTCGGTGCTTTGTGCGAACATCCTATCAGCTGCATTACCAAGCGCGTTTGTTGAGTCTTTAAACTCATTATATTTAAGGTTTGCAGCTATGAGGTCTTTTGCACGTTTGAAACCCTCGCTAGCTTCTGTCACAGCCAGCTTAGAATATTTGTCAAAATCAGAAACGCTTAATTCATTCGCTAGGCTTATGACTAAATCCAAGGTCACTTCATTTCGCAGATCGGCGTTTCGTAATATCTTAATTGCATTTTTGGTTGTTTTTGTTTCAGTGCCGCCAGGTTTATCGTTGAGGCCAAGAAAATACTCAGCAGCTTTGCGCTCCGTAGGAGTGTAAAAACGACGAGCAATCAATTGTTGGTGTACTCTCTTTGCTGCTTCAAGTGCTGTAGGGTTGTTTTTATCGACATTAATAATTGTTCTATAGGCAAGTTTATTTTCAGCTGCGGCAGCGTTTTCGTCAGCCTCTTCTTTTTCTCTGCGCTCGGTGTCAATTTTTTTAGCAAGCGTATCTAAATCATTAAGCACCTTAATGCGGTCCCCGGCGTCCATCATGGTAAAAGCAGATTCCAGAACCGGGTCATCAACATCGCCTTCTGCCATTTGTAGAAACGCAGCGGTCGCATCTGGAGATCTTGTCAACATACTCAATCCGATTGCCCGGACTGTATCATCAGCCGCCGACATCTTTTTCTTTTGGCCTTCATCAGCAGTAATTGTGTTGTTGGCAACCGCCTGATCTATCTCTTTTGTTAGGTTTGAAAAAGCATCATTGCGTTGCGTGAAAGGCAGCGATACATCACCAGCAAGCAATACATTTTTATTAACATTACTGTTAAGAATTGCTGTATCAGCTTGCTTAATCCGATCTCGCAGTTTGATCTGCGCGTCACGCTCTAACTTTACAGCATCAACCTGTTTAATATAGCCGTCAGCTGCCATCGTCTCGTAATGACCTAGCTCGCCAGTTGACGAGTCACCAAATAATTTTTTCTTAGCAATCTCGCGTTCAGCCGGGTTGCCCATAACCATCGCGTCAACAAGGTTGTTGCCAGTTTCCAAACCGCTGGCTTTATTCTGATCGATAAGCCTATTACGGGCATCCTGGTTTACATTTATGGTAAAGGTATTAAGGCTATCGCGTGATGCTTCTTGAAAAGCGCGCCGTACTCGTTTGTCCGTAATTCTAGACAATATTTCATTTAGTTTTTGTTGCCCCTGTTTTGTAAAACTAGTGGTGCGGCCAAGCGGATCGTCAAACAAAACCTCTTTTGGCGATCGCGTTTTTTGTTGTTGCTGTAATTCTTGCAACTCCTGTTTCAATTCAAAATTTGCGTCATTAAGCTCTGCTTGTCTTTTTATCTTCTGTTCATTGGCGTAATAGTCCACAGCCACTTTTTCTGCAGCACCAAACATTTGCGCTTGTGCGCGCAGTCCAGCTGATAAAGCGCCGGGATTTGCTTGCGTTGTGAAAAATGTAGCCCCTGTTGAGGCTGTTCGCGCTGTTTGCTGTCTGTATGTTGGAACTTTCATTATGCACCCGCTATGGCTGCGCCAGTTTGTATAAGGCTAGTGACTGCCCTAGCCTGGCCTCTTGTTCTTGCAGCCTTTCCATACATACGATTCAACGTTCCTTGCAATCTTTGCTCAACACCTTTTTCGCGCGTTGTTTGCGCTCCAACAGCGGCGTTATATCGGCGGGTTTCTATCTCGGCATCTGCTTCTTGTGCGTTGGCGAGCGCTACTTTAAGAGGTGTTCCTTCTTCTGCTATCCAGCCATTACGGCGATAAGCTTGCCCTGTTGCGTCTTGCAGATCACTAACATCTTCACGGAACTTAACGATGTTCTGTTCTTCCGTAAAAATAAGCTGAGCTGCTTCTTGGTCAGCTGCCTTAGCGTTACGTTCGTTAACATCAGCAGTAAAATTATATGCCGCCTGTTCTTGCTGACCGACTCTACCTTCAAATAAAAAGCCCATTTATCGCACCCATGCTACTCGTAAATAATCCATTGCCTCTGGCCCGTACTTACGCATCAGACCTTCAGTTTCAAAACCCATAAAGTTGGCGAACTTGATCGCTGCCGGCCAGTCTGCCTTGCAGACCGCTTGCACCCGCCATAGGTCATTTTCGTCTACCACTTTTTTCATCACGTCTGTTTTGGCAAACCTGATAAATGGCTTTGGATACTGATGTATTTTGCTTGACGCGATAAACCACGCCTCGCCCACACCCGGCCACATATCAACTATGCCGGCACAACAGATAATGTGACCGTTTTCTATAAGAGTGTAAGACCAACCAGGCTGTTGCAGCTCGCTAGCCCATTCCTTCATATAGCCAATATTTTTTATTGCCCCGTCATTCAGATCGCCATCCATCAGCTCATGCAGATGGTCGGGGTCGTAGTCCAGAATCCTCACTGATCAAACGTAATCAGGCGCGGGAATATGCCGATAAGCGTAAGAGGCAATGGCTGGTTCTGTTGAACCACCACAAATCCATCTGTATCGAACCCACCCCTGAACTCTATTTCTTTATCGCCAGTAAATAACGGTATCGCCGCCGTCATGGCTTGGGCTGACGATCTAAACGGTATACGATCAAGCTCCGTTTCCGAGCTGCCTACCGTCACACCAACGGTACGGAACAGCCGCAACACAACCTCATGGATTCGCTTGGTTTTGCCTTGGGCTGTCCCTTCAGTGCCGCCGGCTTCGATCCGCATGGTTTGCAATGTCGAGTTATAATTTAAACCAATATGTGCTTTGGTGACAGCAAAGTCTAAGGTGATTGCGCCAGAGCTGACAGTCTTGTTAGGATGCGTGGCGCCGTTAGCCAAGATAGATACAACCTCGCCTTCCAGGTGGTTAAGACCGCTTATCGACGTTGCGCTTGTACCTGAGTATGTAAGTCCAGAATCAACGAAAAAAGCATCTTCCACATCTGTGCCAAAATCAAAAGCGCTAAAATACTCAACATAACGCTTGGTTGCACCGTTAACAGTGCGCTGCACAATAAGATATGTGTCGTCCTCATTAAGCTCGCCTGGTATGGTTGCAACGCTTTCAACAAGCGCATGGGTCTGATCTGTGGTGGTTAGCCTTGTTGTGTCGGAGCTGACGACAGATAAAAACCCTGTTGGTGTCGGGCTTGTCTCTTCTATGGTAACAATCGCAGCCGCTGGGTTAGCCACAGTAAAATCTTCGTGTGCATTGATTGCGGTAAAGATGTTGTCAGCAGTGGTGTTGTTATTGGTGTTTGGCCGAAAGCCCAACGATGATGATGGATCAGAGCTGCCGGCTGCCTCACTTGTAAATGTTACCGTTGTGCCATCAGACTTAGTAAAAGTAAGCGTCGTGCCGACCGCTATGTTGGCGTAATCGCTAACCGTGACAGTGCAAGCGCCGGATCTGCCGCCGATAATATGCTCATGCCATGCAATCACGTTTTCTTCGCGCCGATAGGTCATGCCGACAAACAAGCCGTTTTCCAACACGCACCAGACAACATTGTCCGGCTCTTGTTGCAGTGACATTTCCTTGATGCCGCTTTCCGTTATGTGCTCAGCCAGCAGCGTCATATCAGGCGCCTGGTAACTGTCTGTGTTAAGATCGAACACAAGCTCGCGCAGTTTACGCTTTGCGCGCTGTACAAACAGCGTCACGTTTGCCACCTGGACGGGCTGTATATCTGCCGAACCATATGTAGCCTGACGCTTCACAACGGCGTTTGTAGGGCTCAGAGGAGCGTCCTCGGAGCTTGTAACCACAAACTCACCACCTGACGTGCCAACAAGCAGCACACGGCCAGCCTGAAGGTATCTGATGATGTTTACCTGATTAGATCCCAGTGTGTAGACAAGCGCATCATCTGCATCAACACCGTCAGCAAAATCCTCAAAACTACCGCCCACCGAAAAGAACAAGGTCTGCGGCTGTGTTGTTGTTGAGGCAAAGACTAGACGTTGCTCATAGAAGGCAACAGCTGACGGAAACCCGGTTGTTGTCGAAAAAGCACCAAGCGACCATTCAGTGGTTGCTGTCAGGTCGCCGGCTATCGTCACACTATCACCGGCAGCCTCATCTGTGAGGTCAGAGCTCGGCGCCAGCAATAGCGTGTCCTCGGTGACTTTTACAATGATCGCGCTGGATTCGTTATTATTACTGTCGGTAAAACCAGTGACTGTAACTTTCTGACCAACCTTGAACCCCTGCGCGACGAACTGACCGGCACTATCCTGATAGCGGTCATTATGCTCTAGGCCAGTTGATGACGGGTCGCCCTCATGGGCTGACAGTGTGGTCGCTGTGTAGCTTGGCATCAGCTCAGTGCGGCCATCAGCATTTGTCTGCACTGATGTTGCTACCACAGTCGCGCTAGTAAAGCCGGTAATTTTAGTCACACCATCATGCACTTTGATTAGCCGGCCTACATCTGTGCTGACAAAGGTGCTTGCGCTTGCTGTCACATTAACAGTGCCGGTGCGCCCTGACGCCACAAACGTGGTTGCACTTGTGTTTTGATCCTGGAACGGACCACGCAGAAACGTGACTTCTGTGATCGTCCAAGCCGTGTGGCTGGTTCTTGTTATCTTTCGGGGTGAAAAACTTGGGTGCGCGACATACATAACGTCAGCGCTTTGCGTAAATTTTAATTTGGAAAGATCTGTATGGGCATATGGCGTTGTCACCTCAATCGGGTTGCTACTGCCATCAACAACCGTGCCGCCGTCTTTGTGGATTCTAAAATATTCGTCGCCAAACTCCAGGATGTAGGT